ACCCGTTCCAAGGATAACCTTTCGGCAACGATACCTTATTGACCCCTACCCTCCACCACTAAAGGTGTAAGAAGCTTTGCAGCTTCAGGAATAGGGATGGGGGGTCCCATATCGCCAAAACGAAACCGCATAACGAGGCCTAGGAGGCCCTCGACGGTTTGTGGTACCTCATTATATGAGGTGGCGTAATAGAAAGGAGATGATCCTCGCTTGACTTCCTTCCACTTTGGTGACAGATAAACAGAAGTCGCAGTAACAACGCGACCAGCGAATTCTGCCACCCGGTTGGAGACAATTGTCTTCGACTCAGCGACTGGCATTGCCAGCTCATGCAGGATTTTACGATACAACCCCGCAACATCATCGTCTGCAATAACAATATCATCTCCTAGAACACGAAAAGTATTCCTCCTCCCACATGCGAGTTCGCATGCCCTGACAATCAAACCATGCGTAAGAAAACAAGCAGGGAATGATGGATAAAGTCCTAGTGGTTGACCCTTACTCCAACGGAGGTATTCAGGTGTTGGGCCAATGGCCTCACCTAATCTCTTCCTTAAGGATTCTGGGATTTTCCACTTGGACCGGCATACTCTCTGAAATAACGTGAGTATCCTATCAGGGACACCAAGGGACGCTAATACTCCAAGTTGGATACTTAGCGGGAGGTGGTTAGAAGCATCAGATAGATCAATGCTATGAACGGTTGTACCTTTTCTAAGGGACTTTTGGGCAAACTCAACGCCCCTCGCTTGGTCAAAGGTACAATCCCACTCTAAACTAGCCAACAGCTGAAACAAAGATCGACCCAAAGGATGAAAAATTACTTGATAAATCCGATGGGGATTTGCGATCCAGCGTGCTTTATAACCAGGTTCTTGAATGACAGAGATGAACCCCACATACTGAGGGGTCCAAAAGTCATCAAGATAACTGTTATCGAAAAAGCCCTGCATACGTCCTTTCGCAGGTCCATCAGACACAAATTCCCATGCCGCCAACTCCCGAAGGTTACGGAAGGTGGTTAGGAATAGGTCTTGTGCCAGCTCACACGCATGTGTGATTCCGATATGGTGCAAGTAACCACATCTGATTTCCTCGATAACGAGGTCCATAGATTCAGGAACAGTACGTTCATTCTTGATATCTGGGGATCTTCTATTCAAGTTATAGGAGATATCAGTCACCTTACCAAAAGAAATAGGTGGGTGAAAGATACTCTTAACCTCATTGCACGCTTCAGAAAGGTAAGGAATGAATGGGACAGGCTCAACAGGCTCAGAAGTGACAGAATCATAAAACTTCCGCCACTGTGTCCTCGTTGGCTTAGATGCAACGAACCCAGTATACACAGCAAGGGCCCGCCAGATCTTCTTTGATCTTCGCCTCATGAGAAACAATTCTCGAAAACCTGGATCAACAGGCAAACCATCACTGGCTAACCTAATCCAGAATGAGTTGATGATCGCTAACCCAGCCATTCGACGCACGTAAAGGATCTTAAAATTCTTGATCCTAGCGCACGTCCACTCAACCCCGTTTGTCAGGATCCACCTATCCACAGTCTTCCTTATATTACGGATAACCGGGTCAGGTAAACCTGTTGAGTGAAACCAAGCGTCAATTGCTTTCGAACTGGCTCTTTTCATAATCTAACCCCCCAAAATCAACATACAAGGGTGATAGCCAAAGGATAAGAAGGGGTCCACAACGGAC